CGGTCGCCTCAAAGACTGGCGGCGCGTCGCCACACGCTACGATCGGTGCCCGAAGGCCTTCTTCTCCGCCGTCGCCCTCGCCGCCACCATCATCTTCTGGCTCTGATCAATGAGTCCTGACCCTAGGGGGCATGGCTTTCGCGAACCGACTACTAGCGCATGCCCAAGAGCATGATGGTAAGCGGAAGTCAAGGATTTGGGCCGCTAAACCATAGGAGACCAACATGGTCCCGCCGGACAAAGAAGGGAAGAGGCTGATCTTCCGCCCGTGGATTACGGTGAATGGAAAGCGCATTCATGCAAGCCAGTATGGCAAGCGTGTTTTCCCGATCTGGATCGACGTCGATTGATCAGCTCCCGGCCTGACCTCGGTCAGGCCGGGGCCCTTGGCCAGCTATGTTGCTCCTCTTGCTGAGGTATGAAAAATGAAAATTGGACGTCATTCCGGCACCGGCCGGTTTATTCCTGTTGAACGTGCACGTCGCTTGGGCGACCGGGCACAGGTCGAAACGATTCGCCACCCCACCGCTACGCCTCCCAAGCCGAAAGGACGTGGGAAGTAAGGTTTGGTAAATTTCTGCCCTCCTCAATACGAGGGGGGCAGTCTTTTTTTCATATCAACAACTCTATCATAAAATGTGCAGACCGCCTTCTATTCCGGATCTGCATTTCGTTTTTCATCCAAAATGAATGATTACATCTTCTGCAAGCTGGAAAACTCTTCTCTTTCATGACACAATGCTTCCGATCTGGAAGTTTTTTTGCGCGAAATGCACCCGCATACGATCCATATTGGCTGCTTTCATTGACTCCGAAAGGCGGGGAGGATGGGGACAGACTTCGAGAGGGCGGCGCCGTGGCTTCCGGGGGCGGATCAGCCGCAAACGGGCGACCGGGAACGGATCGACCAGCTACAGATCGAGGTCGCGCGCATCGCCTGGTTGCTGGACCAGATGGGAGCGGACCGTCCTAAGCAACCCGCCGCTCCTCAATCCGTCTTCCACATTCCCCACGGCGCCCCCATCGAAGAACGCCAGGAACATCGCCGACGTGCCGGGGCGATACGCCTGCGCCTGCGCCAGCGACGAATGCGGACGCAATATTTCCCCGCGGACCTCTTCGCCGACCCCGCCTGGGATATGCTGCTCGATCTCTATGCGGCACGTATCGAGGGTCAGGTGGTTTCGGTGTCCAGCCTTTGCATCGCCGCCTCGGTCCCCGCGACAACCGCCCTGCGCTGGATCAAGACGATGACTGATGCCGGGCTCTTTGTTCGCTCCGCCGACGATCGCGACGGTCGCCGCATTTTTATCGGCCTGTCCGACGCGGCCTTCGCCCGCATGTCGGAATATTTCGAGCAACTCGAAAACGCCGGTCAATGATCTGGCAGCGGGACGGCGGACGGCACGGGGGCGGCAGGCATCTTTCATGGCCCCAAATTTGCCGTGGGCACGCTGCCCACGCATGGCGCGGCGAAAAAATGACACCCCCCCCACTTTCCACTCCCGAGGCGCCTGCGGGCAAATTTGGGGCCATTCTGGCTCAGCCGAAAACCAGCAGCCAATAGCCCCAGACCGTCATCCCGATCGAAAGCACGAGAAGGACGGCAAATTCGATCCGGAGCAGGGTCTCCTTTAATCTCACTTCACGGCCACGATCCGGTAGCGGAGCCCCATGCCGCTTACGCCCAGAACTTCGAGCTGCAGGTTCTTGACCATCACCATTGCCGGAAAAGGCTCGCGCGGGATCGACAGCTCCTCGGTAAAGGCCGGCCGCGCCATGTCGTTCGAAAATTCGCGATAGGAAAAGCGCAGGCTGTCCGACGTCGCGCCCTGAAACAGGATCACACGCTTGAACGAGTCGGCGCGGGCGATCGATACGTCGACTTTCGAATAAGGAACTGGCTGTTTGAGCTTTGTCGCCATTTCGTAGTCGTCACCGGCTTGGCGATCAAAAACACCATCTCCATCGTCGTCGAGGAAGCAGGGGCCGTCCGGCTCAAAACTGCCCGCGTAGGGAACACACGCTTTGAATTTGGCCTTGGTCGCAACCGGAACCAGCTTGGTGCCCGAAGGAACGTCCTTTTTCAGCAGCCAACTTCCGGCCCGTGTATCGGCGTCGATCTGCGCGCCCTTGATGGTATACATACGGATGTACGAATAGACATCACCTCCCGCCGCGACGGTTGCCTCAGCGCCGATATCCGGCAGGCTAATGATCTTCATCTCTTGAGCCTGCGCCGCTCCTGCAAACGCCGGAATGAAGCTCAACGCGAAAAACAGTCGTCGCATTGTTCCCCCTTACACCCTCTTGATCACCGCCACCACGCGCCCGACCACGTGAAGCTCTCCGTCGGCCACATCATCATCGGGCACATTCGGGTTGTCACTTCCCAGCACAATCGAGCCGTCCGGTTTCGGCCGGATCCGCTTCACCATTCCCATGCCGCCCATGGTGCAGGCCCATATCAAGCCGGCGAACAAGGGCGTTCGATCGGCCGTGTCGATCAGCATCACGTCACCGTCATCGATCGTCGGTGACATGGAGTTGCCCAGCCCGGGAGCAAAGAATACCTGCTCAGGTTTCGCTTTCGTATACTGCCGCAGCCAATCCAGGGCAAAATACCTGACAGTTTCCTTGACAGCAATGCCGTCGATAAATGTCGCGCCGAGTCCATAGGCAAGGTCGATCTCGTTGATCGCTACAACCGCAGCCCCGCCGCGAGGAGCGTCGGGCTCATCAGGCTCCGCCTCTTCGACTTCCAATAGGGCCGAAGGAGCGACGCGCAGGATCGCGCACAACTTCTCGAATGTTCCCACCGTGGGCGTCGACCGGCCGCTCAATATCTCATTGAGCGACTGACGTTTTATCCCTGCAAGCTCGGCGACTGAGCCGATCGGACCATGAGCTTTGACGGCGCGCTTCAGGCGATCGGCAGCGTCTTGGGACCAGCCGACTACCCGCGCACGCTCATTTTTTGGTTGACCGGTCATTTTACCGGTCATATTGACGTGTCGTCATGCAAATAGACCTTCAAACAGACTGGCATCCTGAAGACGTGAAAGCGGCTATTCGAAAGAAGGGCTCTACGCTTTCCGATTTGGCTACGCGTGCCGGCGTATCGAAACAGACGGTAAGCGCGGCGATCGAACGCCGCGCCTCCGAGCGCATCGATTTGCTGATCGCTGATTTTCTTGGACTGAAGCCGCACCAGATATGGCCTTCTCGTTACACTGCGAAAGGTAAGCGCATTCGCCTTCGCGCGCCCTCGTCGACCGCGCAGGTGGCGGCATGAAGGCGGCCTATCACAACGCGACGCCCGCGCCAACGTCCTCCCATTGTTCTCTTTCGGGCACGTCTCAGGACGGCACACTGACCGGTAAAGTGCCGGGCTATGTGTCGGCTGACGAATTGGCGACTGCGGCACTTCCAGAGCTTCCGTCCACCAAGCGCGGCATTAATAAGCGAGCAGCGTCGGAAGGCTGGCGATACATCGACCGGGTCGGTCGTGGCGGCGGCCGTCTGTATCGCGTCCTCGATCTGCCCGAGGCCGCACGGAACGAACTGACGGCGCGCTTCCTCCGCGACATTCCTTCCGCGCCGGTCGGTCGTCCGAAGGGCAGCGACTATTTCACGCTCAACCCCGACGTCGCCGCCGCGGTCGAGTCGCTCATTGCTGGCCGTCGGATCCCGGCGCGCGAGGTGATGAACCTGCTCACCACGCAGTTTGTCGCCCTGCCGTCCAGGCGCTCGCTGCAGCGCTTCATGGCAAAGGTCGAGGAAGAGAAACAGGCGTTGATCGCCTCGTTCCGCGACCCCGATGCCTACAAGGGCAAATATCGCGTCGCGCTCGGTCGCGCCGACGCCGACACCACGCGCGCCCACCAATGCTGGGAACTCGACACGACCAAGGCCGACGTGATGACGGCGGGCGGGCGCAAGATGATCCTCGGCCTGATCGACCGCTGGTCGCGGCGCGCCAACTTCATGGTGGTGCCGTCCGAAAGCGGGCAGGCCGTCCGCCGCTTCCTGATTGCGACGATCCGCAAATGGGGCGTGATGCCCGAAGCGGTGATGACCGACAATGGCTCGGGTTTCATCAACCAGTCCATCCGCTCGGCGCTCGATACGCTCGGGATCGAGCATCGCATCTGCCCGCCCGGATCGCCCGAAAAGAAGCCGCACGTCGAGCGCCTGTTCGGAACCTTCACCCGCGAGCGCGCCGAGCTGCTGTCCGGGTACATCGGCCATAGCGTCGCCGACGCACAGGCGCTGCGGGCAAAGGCGCGCAAGGAAACCGGTCGCGCCGTCATCGTCCCGACCATGACGCCCGAGGAACTGCAAACCGTGCTCGATGCGTGGGTCGACGGCGTCTACCACATCCGCGAACATGGCTCGCTGCGCATGTCGCCCATGCGCAAATGGCAATCCTCCCCGGCGCCCGCCCGCGCGGCGGCGAGCGAGGACGTTTTGCGGCTCGCCTTGTCGGCCCTCGTCGGCCAGCGCAACGTCGGCAAGCGCGGCGTGCAGTGGAAGGGCGGGCGCTACTGGTCGACCGCGCTCGCGCCGTGGGTCGGCCGCGACGTCATCGTCCGCCGCGACGAGGACGATCTCGGCCAGCTCTTCATCTTCGCACCCACCGGCGAGTTCATCGATATCGCCGTCGATCACGGCCGCTCAGGCCTGTCGGAGGCCGAGTTCGCCACCGCCGCGCGGCAGGACCAGGACCGCTATATGCGGCAAGCGCGCGCCGATCTGCGCGCCCGCGCCAAGGGGTTCAGTTTCGAAAAGGCGCGCGACGCCGTACTGCGCAGCGATGCCGAGGCAGCGGGTAAGCTCGTCAACTTCCCGCCCATCACCGAACCGCACTCGACCCCGACGATCGCCAGCCTCGCCGACGCCGCGACCACGGCCGCGCCCGCCCCGGCACCCCGCGGACGCGGTGCGCCCGCCGCGGTGATCCCGATGCCCAAGGCCCCCGCCCAAAAGGTGCGCGAGGCCGATGCCATCATCGCCCGCGCCGACGCGGGGGAACAGGTCGACGCCGACGAGCTGCGCCGCGCGCGGCTCTACGCGACCACCAGCGAATACCGCGCCCAGCGCATGGTCGCCGAGCATCTGGCGTCCCCCGCTCAATCCACATCCGCCTGACCGAAGGAGAAGCACATGATCGACCTCATGACACGCCCCGCGCCAGCGGCGGCCCCGCCCGCCAAGGGCTATGCGCCGCTGACCAACATGTCGCTCGCCATGCGGACGCTCGTCGACTGCATGGAGGCGGGCGACCAGCTTCCGCGCCTCGGCCTGCTCTACGGCAACTCGGGCTTCGGCAAGACCGTCGCTGCCGCCTTTGCCGCCGCGCGCACCAACGCTGGCTACATCTGCGCGCAGAGCATCTGGACCCAGCGCACCCTGCTCGAAGCGATCGCCGAGGAGCTGGGCATCGTGAAGTTCGAGCGCACCGCGCCCCGGCTGCTCCGCCAGATCGTCGATGAACTGAACCGCGCGCCGCGTCCGCTGATCGTCGACGAGATGGACTATCTCGTGAAGAAACAGTCGGTCGAGATCATCCGCGACATCCACGATGCCACCGGCATCGCCATCATGATGATCGGGGAGGAAGCGCTCCCCGCCAAGCTCAAGGAATGGGAGCGGTTCGACAACCGCATCCTCGTCGCCACCGCCGCGCAGCCCGCGTCTGACGACGACGCGCTGCTGCTGCGCGACCACTATGGTTTCCGCGACATGATCGCCGACGATCTGGCGACCTACATCGCCGGACGCTGCAAGGGCGTCACGCGCCGTATCGTCAACAACCTCCAGCACGTCGCCCGCACCGCCGCGACCGAGGGCGTCGATCGCATCGACCGCGCATGGTGGGGCCACCGATCCCTCTCCGACGGCGACCTGCCGACGCGCCGGAGCATGGGCGCATGAGGCGGCCCGATCTCAAAGCCCTGCAGGCGCAGTGCGACCGCTTCAATGCCACCTATCCGGTCGGCCAGTTCGTTACCGTTCGCAAAGACAACGGCGAAGGCGTCATCACGCGAACCCGCGCGGCCGCCGAAGTCCTGTCGGGTCACTCGGCTGTCATCTGGCTCGAAGGCATTTCTGGCTGCTACCTGCTCGACCGCATCGTCCCGATGACGGGCATTCAGGGCCGCTCGGCCCAAATGGTGATCGTTGACGAAGGCGCTTTCCAATGAGCGTGTTTGGTCACGGCCCATCGCGGCGAGAGACGGCGATCCTCGATATGAACGATCGCGGGGTCAAACCCAACAAGATCGCCGATCAGTTGAACTTGTCGCCGCGCTATGTCCGGCAGGTCATCGCCTCGCTTGCATCGCCGCCCGTTGGCAACTGGCAGGCCGACGCGCGCATCGGCAGCGACGAACTGCTGCGCGCGCTGCGCCGTCATCATCCTGACCGTTGTGGAGTCCGGGCATGACCGCGCTCGCCGCATGGTCCCCAGCCCCGACCGGCATCGATCCGCGTCTCTGGGCGCCGAACCCCGCGCTGGGCGATCCCGTCCAGGCGCTTTGGAGCGAGCTGCGCTTTGCGTCGCGACCGCTCGACCGGTTCGAGCTGGTGATGGGCGCCGCCCGCTTTCTCGCCGGGCCGCACCGGATCGACCTCCGCCTGCTCTCCCGCTGGGTCGCGGCGGGCTTCGTCGCCGCGATCGGCAAGCCGCTCCGCTACAGCCTCGAAAGGAAATATTCCGCCATGGCCTCGCCGCCGCCGATGCCCGCCCCGGTTCGCCCCATCCCCTTGCCCCGGCGTTCGCAGCGTCAGCGCCTTTGGTCGGCGATGCGCGTCCTTGGTGCCTTCGACCTGACCACGCTGCTGATCGCAGCCGAGTCGACGCGCCGCGGCGCAATGGACATGATCCGCATCCTCGAACGTGGCGGCTGGCTGCGGCCGACGCAGAGCGGGTGGACTACCGCGGGCGGGCGCATGTGGGGGCCGGTTGCGCCGACATGGACCCGCTACGCGCTCGGTTCCGCCCCGATCATCCGTATCACCGATCAGCGCGACGGCAGCATCGTCGACATCCCCGGCCGCGCGCGGTCCCGCGCCGATCGCCGCCCGGACAGCTCCCCCGAGGCCCTCGCGGGCGGGGGGGTAGGTTAACCATGTCCAGTAACCTTAACAAAGGCATGAGCAATGTGGAGCGCGCGCGCGCCGCTTGGCCCGACACGCCCCACTGGGTCCTTCTGCTCGCTGCGGCATCCGACGCGACCAGTCAGCGCGAAGCCGGACGCCGCATCGGCCGATCGAGCGGCTATGTCAGCCGCGTTCTCAGCAACACCTATGCCGGCAGCCTTGCCGAGGCCGAGATGCTCGTCCGTTCGGCGTGGGGGGCAGAGATCGTCGCCTGCCCGCTGTGGGGGGATATCCCGCTGTCGAGCTGCATGGCGCATCGCCGACGCAAGGCGCCCGCCCGGACGTCGGTCCATCACCTCTATCGCAACGCCTGCCCGACCTGCCCGAACAATACCGACGGGGCGTTGCTGGGGGAGGAGGTCGCATGACGGGCGGCCCGATCCCGGCGACCCCGAGCTGGCGCGTCGCCGTGCTGCACGTCGCGTGGATGTTCCCGACCGGCTGGCTCCTCCTGTGGGGCGTGATGGCGGTGTTCCCGTGATCGCCGACGATCCCCAGCCCGCCGCGGCCCGCGCCGCGATGCTCGTCTCCGCCATTCTCACCGGCACGCTGCTTGCGGCGGCCGTCCTCGCCACCCCGCTCATCTGAAAGGAACTTTATGGGACGCCGCAAATCCGCCCCGCAAACCGCACCATCGACCGTTGACGAAGCCATCGACACGATCGGCCGCTACCTCGGCAAGATCGCGGTGGTCGACGAAGCCAGGGCCGATGCCGACGCTGCGATCGCCGCCATACAGGCCCAACGCGATCAGTTCGTCGCCCCGCTCCTTATCGAGATCGAGGATCTGTTCCTGCAGCTTCGCGCCTGGTGGGCGGTCGCCGCCCCCGCGATGACCAAGGGCAAGCGTAAATCGATCGAGCTGGCGGGCGCGCTGATCGGTGAACGCACCACGCCGCCGTCGCTCAAATTGCCGAAGGGCAAGAAGGTCGGCGAAATGGTGTCGGACCTGCTCGCCGCGCTGGCCGGCGATTTCCTCGTCACCAAGCATTCGCTCGACAAGCCCGCGATCATCAAGGCGCTGCGCGCGCAGATCGACCCCGAAGACGACGAACTGGCGATCGAGCGGCGCGACCAGCAGATCCTGCGCGACAAGCTGAAACTGACGGTTTCGCAGCGCGACGAGTTCTTCATCGATCGCGCTGCGCCCAAGGATCCCGATCCCGAAACGGTGCCGGTTCCGGCGCCCGCGATCGCCGAGGCGCGGTCGTGATCCGCGCCGCCATCAACGTGGCCGGCGAGGCGCAGGTGATCCTGCGCTTCGCCAATGGCTGGACCGCCGCCCTGATCCCGCACCCCGACGGCACCGCAACGCTCGCCGCCTGGGCAAGCCACGACGACGCCCCTCGGCGCGGCCTGATGAACGTCGCGGGCGACGGTCCGTCTCGCGCCGATGAAGCCGTCGACTTCCTCACCACCATCGCCGCTGCAGCAGGAGTGAAACCCCATGACAACGCAATTTGAAGCCGACCTGTGCCCCGAGACACGCTCGCCGCGCATCCGCCTCAACTTCGCCAACGGCTGGAGCGCCTCCATCGTACTGCGTCAGGGCGCGAGGAATGGGTGCGATTTTGCGCTCGCCGCGCTCGCTCGATGCCCGACCGGTCGTTGGGGAACTGGCGCGACCGAGCTCGGCGAATGCGAAGCGTCGCCCGACGAGGTTGCCGCCTTCATCGCCGAGGTCGCATCGTTTCCGCAGGTGTCCGCGTCATGACCGACAGCAACACCTTCCTCTTCATGCACGCGGGAACATCCGCACATCCCCGGCCCGACGGCATGGAAGCGAACTTCCCGCACGGCGCGATCGGCATCGCGATCGTCGATGGCGATCTGTGCATCTGCATCTCGCCGCGCGGCGGCGCCGACACGGTCGCCGCGCGTCTGAACGGCAGTCTGCTCGACGACTTCTGCGGCGTGCTTGCCGACCAGCTCGACAAGATCCGCCCGCCCGACGCCGACGGTGATCCGCTTCCCGGAGAGACGCCATGTCCGGCCCTCCACTGACCGATGTCATCACCCTCCGCGTCGACCGCTTCAAGCACTGGCTGCCGCAGCTCGTGAACGCAGTCGCGCAGATCGGCGATACTGCGCCGGAGCGGCTGATAGGGCCGTCGAAGGCGCCGTCGCTCGTTACCCTGCGTCACGCCTTCATGGTCGCGGCGCGGGAGGAGATGGCGAAGTCCTATCCGCTGATCGGACGGACCCTGGGCGGGCGGGACCATTCCACCGTGCAATACGGATATCGCGCCGCGCGCCAGCGCTGCGAAAGCGATCCCGAGTTCCGCCAGCTCGTCGGCGTCGTGCGCAGCGTCGCGCGCGTGATCGCCCACCGCGAGCTGACGGTGGTCGAAATGGAACCGGAGCTGCCGCTGTGATGCCGAACCCCGGCCACTGCCCCCAAGAAGCGACCGGGAAACGCGTCCGTGTCCGCCTTTGCGACGGCTCGATCCCCAAGGACGTCGACGGCGCCCCGAAAGGCTGGGCCGCCGACGGACGCGGCGGCTGCCGCTGGTCGCTCACCGGCCATCCCTTTGACATCAAGGAATATGAGGTGATCTCGTGACACCTAACCAACGGAAGCTGCTCGAATTTGTCCGTGAGTACATCAACACTCACGGTAGCTCGCCAACCTATAGCGAGATGGCCGACGGGATGCAGCTCAAGAGCAAATCGCGCGTCGGCAAGAATTTGGAGGTCTTGATCGAGCAGGGTTACCTGATCCGTCAACCCAACCGCTACCGCGGCCTCGAACTGCCGCACGCGAGCCTCGCGGCCGTGCCGACATCCGCCCTGCGCGACGAACTGCGCCGCCGCAATCAGGACGCGCGGCCGTGAGCGCCCGCCGCGCACCCAGCTCGGCGCCGTCGAAGGGCTCGCCGCTGATCCGCGCCGTGATGGCCGCTTGCCGCCGCCTCGGCATCGACGACGAAACGCGCCGCGCAATCCAGTTGGAGAAGATCGGCAAGGCTTCGCTCACCAAAATGTCGGCGGCCGAGCTGACCGAGCTTCGCGATCATTTCAACCGCGGATGGACCGGCCCGACGAACCAGCGCCCCGTCATCGGCAAGATCCGCGCGCTATGGTGGTCGCTCTACTGGATCGGCGCGATCGAGCGTGTCGATGACGATGCGTTGAACGCCTTCATCAGGCGGCAGGCACACGTCCAGCACATCAACTTCCTCGACCACAAGCTGGCGCCCTCGGTGATCGAGGCGCTCAAGTCGTGGCTCGAGCGCGAGGGGGTGATGTGGTGGTCGCCCGAGCAGCTCGCCGACGTTGTCGCGACCGCGGCCGTGCCCTTCACCCAGGCGCAGGCCGACCGCCATGCCGTCCTGTCCGCGCTCGGCGAGCGCATCGATCGCGCGGGCCTGATCCATAAGGCCGGCCTCTATGGCTGGATCGGGGCAGTCGTCAGCCGTCCGACGCCCAACCAATGGTCGTTCACCGATAGCGAACTCGACCAGGGCCTGCGCGAGCTGGGCAAGAAATACCGCCGCTGGCTCGCGAAACAGGGACAGGCGCTTTGAAGATCGACCGCCCCTGTACGATCGAGGATATCCCGATCCCGACCGACGTCCGCGTCACCCGACGCTGGACGGAGCAAATGTGCGAGATGGCCGCCCATATCGGCCCCTATCGCACGCTGCTCGTGATCGACACGCTCGGCGGACAGGAGATCCACATCCCCAGCAAGCCCGAACGCAACCGCCTCGCCGACGTGATCGGGGACGAGGGCGCGATCATCATGTCGCGGATCTACGGCGGCAACCTCTTGCGCGTCCCGGTCGGTAAACCGGCTTTGAACGAAGCACGCCGGGCCAGCGTGATCGCCGCGATCCGCGCGAACAAGATGTCGATCGCCGCCGCCGCCCCGATCCTGCGCACCTCGCGCAGCTACCTGAGCCACCTCGTCAATGCGACCGACGAGGGCGAAGATGCTATCCCGCTGGTGCCTCGGCGCGACCGCCACGATCCGCGCCAGCTCGATATGTTTGGATCTTCGGGCAATAGCCTAGGTAGCGTGGACAAAACCAACGCTGGCGGGAATGACTGATTTGGGGTGGGAAGCGGGCGTTAGTGCTTGTTCAATTGAGACAGCGCGACATGAAACACGCTAAGTTCCATAGAAAGGAATGCACCGCAAAACCATAGCAGATAGCCTTGGGTTCCGATCCATTGATGGACGAACATCAAAGGTATGACCCCGACAACCAAAATTGCTCTGGTCCATATCAAAAGCGGAGAGCCTACGGCTTTACCCAAGAGGCCCCATTCAGGGTCACCCAATTTTATACGACGATCGGGCGAAGCCCCGTCTCCATACATTTTCACATGAGCGATGCTCAGTGCATCAGGAATCCTTCGGTCAAAGAGCATCCGCAAAAACAAGATCAGCACCATCCCGGCCGAGAGCATGAGTGCCGGGAAAATGGTTAGGCGCAACCATTCAAGCGAGGGTCCTAGAAGTGCAATGGCGCCCGACGCGATGGCTACCAACAATCCAATTCGCTGCAAGGATATGTCGAACATCGAGACTTCATAACAATGTTTTGATTGGCCACAATCGGTCATTTGCTGACATCTCTTTCCGAAATGAACCGAACGGCCAGAACGGGGTGGGAAGCGGACGTACTATGGACAACCGTGAGCCTTGGCATAACAAGAACGAATGGAAAAACTTGCAGCAATCTATGAGAGGAAGGGCGCGCTGTTCGTGTTGGCGGCACACCAAACACGAGCGGGCTTTTGGATCGATGATGACATAGTCATCAGTCTTCGCGATCCTACGACCGAAGAGCTGGGACGAGCCATCAGCAGCGCCCTAACTCGCTCCCGCAGCGGTGTTCCAACGCCGCTGCCGACCGTCCGAACAGATCAACCCATACTAAAAGCTGCGAGTGTTGGCTCTTGGGCTACGTTTATGAAGTCTTCTAAGCATGTCAGCGTGTCGAAAAGTGACAGCGGATTCAAGGTCACTTCATATCGTAACTTAGGAAGCAGAGAAGGTTTCGAGCCGGACGCCGATCTGGAGCTCGAATGCGAAACATCACTATCGGATTTAGGTCAGATAGTCGCGGATTTAATGGGCCGAACGACCTAACATCGAATGTCCGCAATCCGTCGATTCCGGTCATTCGACCAGATCGGCGGCGAACGGCGACTTTGGTGTGGGAAGCGGACATTAGGTTTCCTGCGCCGCCAGCCCCTCGGCTTCGATCAGCAATTCGCGCAAAACGATAACCGATTCCTCTGTGAGAGGGCCGGTCACGGCCGCCGCCCTGCGCCTGATATCGTCGAGCTGCGAATTAGCGATTGGCACCGACGTGAAATCATCCCAATCCCAGTCTGCGCCGGTTCCTTCAATATGGTCCCGCAAGGACTTTGCGACGTCTGTGGCTGAAAGCTTCGCCTTCAAATTTAAGAACCAAGATAGCAACCCAGCGAACACGGCAACTGGAAACGCAAGGACAATCAGTAAGGCTTTTGAGGTTGTCGAAGTCGTCGTCTGCATCGCGGGAGCTTCCCAGATTCCACCAATGTCCGCAATCGGTCGTTTGCTGCCATCGCGTCCAGACCGGGAGTCCATGCGCTGCCCTCGCCGGCACAGGCGGCGAGGCAGCCTAGCAATAGATCGATCCCTGCGCCGCGTCCGCTAACGGACGGCGGCTCTAGCCCCCTGCGACCGCCATCGTGCCCCGCATGCGACGCCTGAAAGGCGTCGGTGAATGGCATTTGATTGGGGGTTACATGAATTCCTTGCTGGCGAAGGCGCAGGTCATTTGGCCGATCGCAACGACGCTTACGCCGATCATGATCGCGATCGCGGTGCTGTGGCTTCGGACCAAGTTCCCGGCCCTCGACGCCTTCAACCAGGCCCAGGTCAAGATCGCCACCCTCGAAACCAAGGTCTCGCTTCTCGAAGCCAAGGTCGCGGAGCTGGACGACAACATCGACAGCGAACCGACCCGCGCACAGGTGCTCGACAGGATCGGCAACGCGATCGAGCGCCTCAGCCGGCTTGAAGGCAGCTTCGAGGCGATCGAGCGCCATATGGGCGCGCAAAGCCAGTGGATCCAGGCGCTCGCTATGCAGCCGGAGGGACGCCGATGATCCATCCCGCGATCGCGCCGGTCATCCGCCGTGCCATCCTCGATCTGGTCGACGACGTCGGCGGCGAGATCAACGACGATCAGGTCACAATCCTGCTCAACGAACTGGGCCACCGCGTCGGCGGTCCCGACGTCGTGACCGAACTGCGCTGGCTCGCCGATCGCGGGCTGGTCAAGCTGCAGGATTATCCCGCGCTCGTCGTCGTGTCGTCGACCAGCGCCGGTCGCGCCGCGGCTGCGGGCACCATGCGCTTCGAGGGCGTCAGCCGGCACAAGACGGGCGAGTGACATGGCACCCCGCTCCAGCATCGAGAAAAACCCGGCGCTGCGGGCTGCCGTCGAGAGGCTGATCGCCGAGGGCGAGCATTCGATCGACGACATCCACGCGGCGGTTGCCGAATATGGCGTCTCCCGCTCGGCCGTCGGCCGCTATGCCAACCGCTATCGCCCGCTCGTCGATACGATCATCCGCGATCGCGCGGTGCGCGCGGCGATGCAGAAGCATCTGCCCAGCGGCATCGATACCGGCTTGGTCGACATCGCGATCCACCGCGCCCAGTCCGAAGTGCTGCGCGCCATGGACGCGATGGGCGACGACGACGAGGCCGCCAGCCCCGACCGTATCGCGAAACTCGTCCGCGCCCTGAATGGCGTGATCAAGGCCATGCGCGACAAGCGCGCCTTTCAGGAAGAGATCCGCGCCAGCGAGCGCGCCAAGGCCGCTGACGCGGCCGAGGAAGCAATGCGAGAGGCCGGCGTGGGCGATGCCCAGGTCGATTATATCCGCCGCAAGATCCTCGGGATGAAGGCGAAGTGAGCGCGCCGGCCGAACAGCCGCAGCCCTATAGCCGCTTTGTCGGGCACCGTCCGGCCGCCGACGCTCCCGTCCCGGCGCCGCTCCGGCTGGCACTGGCGCTGCGGGAGCATGCTCTGAGCAAGGGGCTGGCGATCGGCAAGGTCGAACGCAGCCGCGTTCGCATTTCGGGCAGCCTTTACCTCACCATGACGGATCACGGCGGGCGAGTGTGGATCATCCGTGTGTCCAACCACCTGCGCCCGCGCCGCACCGGCCATCCCACCCCGCACGTCGACCTCGTCAGCTTCGATGGCGTCTCCGGCGCCGGAGTCGGCCGCGAGCTGATCAACCGCATCGTCGCGGGTGAGGTGCCCTGGTTCGACCCGGCCTCGACCGTCCGCAGTCTCCAGCACTCCAAGCATCGGAAAGGAAAACGGCGATGCCGGAAATGATCGATGAAGCACCCGCCGTCCTGCTCGACTACCAGCAGGAAAGCCTTGATATCGCCGACGAGCATCAGTTCGCGGTCTATGAAAAATCGCGGCGTATCGGCCTGTCCTATGCCTTCGCCCCCTATGCGGACTTGAAAGCATCGGCCGCCCGCTCGCCGCAGAACGTCTATTACATCGGCTATAACCTCGACATGGCGCGCGAGTTCATCGGCTATTGCGCCGAGTTTGCACAGGCGTTTGAGGGCGTCCGCGTCTCGCTTCCCGATGATGTCTCCAACATGGTCGTTCGGCGCGACGATGGTAGCTATCTCAACATCGGCGGCAACGTCATGCCCGATGCCAAGGACGGCGATTTTGCGGACGGCGCGGTGGTGCAGGAAGCCGTTGGCGGCTTCCTGATCAAGGGCGATGCGGGCAAGTCCGTCAAGGCGTTCCGGATCGACTTCCCCTCGGGCAAAGCCGTCATCGCACTGCCGTCGAGCCCGCGATCGGTGCGCGGCAAGCAGGGCATCTTCATTATCGATGAAGCGGCGTTTCACGATAATCTGGAGGAGCTGATCAAGGCGATCCTCGCCGCACTCGTGTGGGGCGGCAGCGTCATCGTCATTTCCACCCACGACGGCACCGACAACTTCTTCAATACGCTGATCGAGGAGATCCGCGCGGAGAAGCGCGCCGGCAACGTCCATCGCATCACCTTCGAGGATGCGATCGACGCGGGCCTCTACAAGCGGATCTGCCTTGTCCAGGGCAAGAACTGGTCGCCGGAGGCCGAGGCCAAGTGGGAAGCCGATATCCGCAAGACCTATGGCGACGCTGCCGAGGAAGAGCTGGACGTCGTTCCCGCGCGTGGCTCGGGCACTTATCTCGCGCGCGCCACGATCCTCGAAGCGATGTCAAAGGAACTGCCGGTCGTTCGCCTCCGCTGCCCCGACGGGTTCGAGCGGTGGAGTGAAGAGCGGCGCCGCGATTGGTTGCGCGAATATCTCGACGAAGAGGTCAAGCCCTGGCTCGGCAACTTCGACCCCAACCGCCGCACCTTCATGGGACAGGACTTCGCGCGCAGCGGTGACGTCTCGCCCGTGAAGTTCGGCCAGCATGATGAACATATGCGGCTCGTTTGCCGCCTCACCCTCGAAATGCGCAACGTCCCCTTCTCGGATCAGGAGTTCATCATCGAATGGCTGATCCGCCGCGTTCCGCATTTCGCGGGCGGCAAGATGGACGGTCGCGGCAACGGCTCGGCGCTGGCCGAGAAGATGCAGCAGCTTTTCGGCTTCGACGTGATCGAGTCGGTGATGGCGACCGACAAGGTCTACCTCCAATATATGCCGCTGCTGAAAGCCGGCATCGAAGACCGCACCTTCATCATCCCCCATGACGAGGGGGAGCTGGACGATCTGCGCATGATCAAACAGGTGCGCGGCATCCCCAAGATCCCCGATCGTCCCGCCAACTCGCGCGAGAATGGCAAGGTCGCGAAGCGCCACGGCGATAATGCGATCGCCGACATGCACCTGATTGCCGCCGCCAACGAAGATCCCGGCGACATCGAATTTCTCAGCGCGGGCGGGCGCGACAGCGGCGGTGGCGACTTCGGCTTCTCCGATCGCGGCTTCGGCACCGTCTCGCGCCGAAATTCGGGAGGTTTCGGGCTATGACCTATCAAACCGGCAAGCGGCATCGGGCCGCTGCCAGCCGTTCATCCGGCACCCAGCTCACCAGCGAGATCGCAACGACGCTCGATGGCCGCGATATCACGCGTCCATTGGTGATCGGCCTTCAGCAGCCCCGCGATCCGCGCCTGCTCGGCTCGGTCGATTGGGGCGTCTACGATCGCATCCTCCAGGACGATCAGGTCTTTTCGACCTTCCAGCAGAGGCGCTTGGCGGTCGTAAACCACACGTGGTCCGTTGTCCCCGGCGACGAAAACGATCCGCGCTCGGTCGACGCTGCAGCCAAATTCTCGGAAACCCTCATCCGCGTCGGCTGGGATCGTGTGACCGACAAGATGCTCTTTGCGATCTTCAACGGCTATGCCGTCGCCGAGCTGTGTTGGAAGGAGCGTGACGGCCTTTTTGACATCGACAAGATCAAGGTCCGTCACGCGCGACGTTTCCGCTACGACGCCGAAAATCGCCTACGACTGCTTACCCCGGGGAACAGCCACGGCGATTTGATGCCCGACCGCAAATTCTGGGTCTTCAAGGCTGGCGGATCGGATGACGATGAGCCGTACGGCCGCGGCCTTGCCGAATGGCTCTATTGGCCCGTGCTGTTCAAGCGAAACGGCATCCGCTTCTGGAATATCTTCCTCGACAAGTTCGGCTCGCCGACCGCAGTCGGCAAATATCGTCCGGGCACTCCGAAGAGCGAACAGCAGCGGCTGCTGGCTGCCCTGCAGGCGCTCGCAACAGACAGCGGCATCACCGTGCCGGAAGGCATGGACGTGTTTTTCCTGGAGGCTGCGCGCTCCGGAACGGCCAGCTACGAACAGCTCTGCCGGATGATGGACGAGGCGATCGCGAAGATCGTCCTCTCCCAAACGATGACGACGCAGGACGGATCGAGCCGCAGTCAGGCAGAGGTTCACCAGGGCGTCAAATTCGAGGTGGTCAAGTCCGACGCCGATCTGCAGTGCGAAAGCTTCAACGAAGATGTCCCGCGTTGGTGGACCAATTACAATTATGGCGCCGACGTCGCCCCGCCGATCGTCAGCCGCGTGGTCGAACAGGAGGCCGACACCAAGGCGCAGGCGGATACGGACGAAGTTCTCGACCGCCTCGGCTGGGTCCGCACCGAGGAAAGCTTCCGCGACGTCTATGGCGACGGCTACCAGCGCAAAAAACCTGTGACCGGCGCGGCCGATCCCGGCGACGGCGGTCGCGTCGATACCGACGATCCCGACAACGACGACGGCGGCGCGGATGACGCCGCCGATCCGAACGGCAACGACCGCAAGGCCAGTTTCGCGGCTGGCGATCCACGCTCCCTCTACGTCTATCGCCCGCTGCTCAACGCTGCTGAGCTGATCGCCTGGGCGCGTGAACAGGGTTTCCGCTCGACCGTGCCCGCCGAGGACATGCACGCGACCGTCACCTATTCGAAACAACCGGTGAATTGGCTCAAGATGGGCGGCTTTTGGGGCTGGGGTCCGGATACGTCCGATCACCTCGTCCCGATGGGCGGACCGCGCCTGGTCGAACCTATCGGCGAACAGGGTGCGGTCGCGCTCCACTTCTTCTCGGGCCACCTCGAAGCGCGCAACCGCGAGATGCGCAATGCCGGGGCAAGCTGGGATTTCCCCGATTATATGCCGCACGTCACGCTCACCTATGACGCAGGCGACGTCGATCTGTCGAAAGTCACGCCCTATCGCGGCGAGCTGCGCTTCGGTCCCGAGATATTCGAGCCGATCCGGGAGGATTGGGAAAAAGGCATCCGCGAAGCGAGTTTCGCCGAGGGCCTCGTCCCCGACGCGGAGGCGGACCGGCTCGTCGACGATCTGATCGCCCGCGATGGCTACCGCGCCACGCGCGCCCTTACCGCACCAATGCTCGACGCCATCCGCGCCGCCAAATCCCCCGACGAGCTGATCGCCGCGCTCAATGAGGGCATGGGCGATGAGGCGATGATCGCCGCCGACCTCGAACGCGCCGGCCTCGCGGCCGCGCTAGACGCTGGGGAGGCCGCCGATGCTTGACACGCTCTTCTATTGGACCGGCGCGCTCGTCTTCGGAACTATGGCTTTCCTGCTCGCGTGGCTGCTTTGGACGATCATTGGCAACATGATCGGCGGATATACTGGGGCGCTCAGGTATCGTCGCCTGCGTTTGGAGCATTGTCCCGATCGGCTGCAGCCTTCCTATCGCTGGGTAGTCCGTCAGGCATTGTCATGCTGGGCGGGCGGCAATCGCTATGATGGCAAGGTAGGGAAATACTGGGCGTTCGGTCCGTTGGAGGTTCCCGTCGATGGCCGCTCGCCGATCCCGCCCGAGCGTTGGCCGGGATGAGCACGCCCGCACTCTCCGACACCATCTACCTCGATCCGGGCGACATCATTGCCGCCTGGGCCGAGCGCTCGGACTATCGCATCTCGCGCCACTGGACCGATACCTATCAGGAGGAGCACGCCGCCGCCTTCACGGTCGCGAAGATCGCCAAGCTCGACCTCCTGACCTCGGTCCGCATGTCGCTCGACGACGTCGTCCGGAACGGCGGCACCTTCGAGCAGTGGCAGGCGAACATTCTCCCCGAGCTGAAGAAGCACGGCTGGTGGGGCGTCGTCGAGAACGAGGCGCTGACGGGCACGCCCGACCCCGTGGTGGTCGACGAACGCCGGCTGCGCAACATCTACCGGACCAACGTCCGGATGAGCATCGCCGCGGGTCGTTGGCGCAAATATCAGCGCGAAAAGGCGCTGTTTCCGTACATCCGCTACCTCTCCGATCATTATCGCAAACACCCGCGCCTCAACCACCAGGGCTGGCACGGCATCATTCTGCCCGTCGACCATCCGGCTTGGCAGTGGCTGTTCCCGCCGAACGGCTGGGGCTGCAATTGCCGCGCCGAACAGGTGAGCGAAGCGCGCATGCGCCGCATGGGGTGGAAGGTCAGCGAGGCGCCCGATCCGCCGCGCCGCGACTTCGTCACCGCCGCGGGAGAGGTCGTCGCGGTGCCCGAGGGTGTCGCGCCCGGTTTTGCTTACAACCCGGGCACCGCGCACCTGCGCGTCGTCGCCGATCGCATGGCCGCTTCGATCGACAACGCCTTGTCGGCCGGGCTCGACGCGGTCGCGCAGCGGACCCTGCGACAGGTGGTCGCCGATCCGGCCTTCGAGCAATTCGCCGGCATGCCCGACGGGGCGTTCCCGATCGCGATCCTCACTGAGGGGCAGCGCCAGTTGATCTCGGCGCCCAGCCGCATGGTCGTTCTGCCCGCCAACATCTATCGCAAGCAGCTCGGCGAAATGCCCGAGATCTCAACCGGCCACGCCGAGCTGACGATCGACGAATATCGCTCGCTGCCCGACCTGATCGAGCATGCCGTCCTGATCGCGCAGCAGGGTGATAGCCGCCTCGTCTACTTCGGCGACCCGCTCGGCCGCCTCTACAAGGCCGTGGTCCGCTATGACGAACTGCGCTCCCATGCCGCGATCGTCAGCTTTCATCGCACCCGTCCGCGCAACGCACGCGCCGAGACGCGCAATCTGACGATCCTGCTGGACAACCTGCAATGAGGGGAGTGGAGCGCGCGGCAGGGACTTCCTGTCCCCTGCAAAGCGGTCGAAGGACGTATCCTCGCGCTACGGTAGGAAGATTTACCGCATCGCGCGCGCTCGGCCACGCTCATAGCAGATCACCGACATATTCTCAATTCCCGCCGTCAGAGGCGGGGGTAGGGGCGTTGGCGCGCCCCAGAACCGATGGATTGCAGCCATCATGCCCCAACCGATCCTGCTCTAGAAAACAGGAAGCTGGATCATCCCGCCCGTCCGACCGGACTGGTGAACAATTAGGGAACAAAGATAGCTGTGTCGAGTCCGTCTCACCCCGCGGCGGAGGGGCTGATGCCCGTCGCGCCGACCCGTCCTGTCGCCGGTTACATCGGTGGCAAGCGCAACCTTGCAAAGCGCGTGATCGAGCGCATCAACGCCGTACCGCATTCCGCCTACGCCGAGCCTTTCGTGGGCATGGGTGGCATCTTCCTGCGCCGCAATTTCCGGCCAAAGGCCGAGGCGATCAACGACTGGTCGACCGACGTCGCGACCTTCTTTCGGATCCTGCAGCGCCACTATGTGCCGTTCATGGATATGCTCCGCTTCGAGCTGACGACGCGAACACGCTTCGAACAGCTACTGCGGACCGATCCGACGACGCTCACCGACTTGGAGCGTTCGGCTCGCTTCCTCTACCTCCAGCGGGCTGCTTTCGGCGGCAAGGTGTCGGGTCGTGTCTTCGGAGTGTCCCCGACGACGCCAGCGCGCTTCGACATCACCAAGCTCGGCCCGATGCTGGAGGCCGCCCATGAACGCCTTGCGCCCGTCACGATCGAACGCCTGCCCTGGGTGGATTTTATCACCCGCTATGATCGGCCGGGCATGCTCTTTTATCTCGATCCGCCCTACTATGGGTCCGAGAAAGACTACGTCGGCGACGATCGCGAACCGCTCTTCCAGCGGTCGGAGTTCGAAGCGATGGCTGCGCAGCTCGGCCAGCTCAGCGGTCGCTTCCTGCTCAGCATCAACGACCACCCCGACGTCCGCGCGATCTTCGCGGACTTCGATTTGGAGGCCGTCGAAACCACCTATCAGGTCGGCGGCATGGATAAGGCCAAGCGCGTCGGAGAACTCATCATCTCGGGCGGCGCGGGAGAGTAGTGCCAGTTCCCACTTCGGTTCCCATTTCGGGTCCGCGCGTCGAAAGCCGATCGTCGGCGCGACGCGCGCATACCCGCCGATTATCGGTTCCCACTTTGAAAGCCACGTAAGTGGGAACTGCCTACGCATTTTCGCGCCGTTCAGAGCGCGTGAAGACCGGTTTCAATGCCGATGCAGCGCGTTCGCGCCAAAAATGCATCATCCCACGTCGAAGTGACGAAAATCCCTGATTTGCGCGGTTCCGTCCCGTCGAAATGCCCCGATGTCCCCCGATATCCCGCCAACGGTATTTCTGGCGCGTCACAGTCGCGCCGACCCGTCCTGTCGCCGGTTACATCGGTGGCAAGCGCAACCTTGCAAAGCGCGTGATCGAGCGCATCAACGCCGTACCGCATTCCGCCTACGCCGAGCCTTTCGTGGGCATGGGTGGCA